CGTTTATAGGGAAGTACGCCCTCGGGTCTATAAGCGTCGTCATCTCCTTTACCTGCTCCCTGCTTATTGGGTCGCCAGCGCCTATCCCTATCTTAGTAAACGTAAGCGTCTCGCCTGCTATTAAACTAGTCGATAAGTGGTCGCCTAAATTCGTCGTGTGCATTTCGTTAAAAAACATCCTCACCACATCCTTTCTATATTTTTGCATAAAAAAAGCACGACCAATGCGTGCTTGTAATAGTTATTAAATTGTATCTTACTTAATATTTAATTCTTTTTTCAGTCCATCTTGTAGTACTTGAGAAAAGTTAATGTCATACTCCATAGCCATCTCGTTTATCCAAGCAGGTATAGACAGAGTCTTTTTAACCGACTTGTTTTTATTTCTTAATCTAAAAGGCGGCATAAACACCTCAACCAAAATGCTTTTTTCATTTTCTTCAAGCTCTAAATCGTTTAGTGGAGTAGGTACTGGAATAGGCTCTCCATCTTCTTCCAAGCCATTCATAGTCAAATATAAAAGCTCCTTAGCATATCCAACCAAATTTGTATCATCGTCATTGCAAGTATAAACATCTAAATCTGGAAAATAAGTCTCCGTACCCCCGTCATCATAAAAACTTACAATGGCAGGATAGCAATAATAATCACTAAATTTCATAAAAACCTCCTTTAAGGTATGAGAAGAAAGGACTAGTTAAATTTTAGTCCTGATTGCTTTTCGATTGATTTTAAAGTTCTAAGCCGTAAATCCTTCCTCGGATGCGGGACTGTAACACGTCCCTTCTTAAAATCATGTTTGAACTGATGATGACTTCCCTCGACATCATCCAAATACCAACCGTCAGCTTCTAATAATTTAATAACTTCCCTTGACGAATAACTTTTCATCACTACCTCCATTGGCTATATTATACCACGTATTATATTACGTGTCAAGTGTTATTTATATCTTTTACAAAATTTATGATTCAGAAACTTGATTATTTTGACAATTATAAAGACAGTTGCCACATTGTTGAAGACAGCTTTGACCATTACTTTGACAGCCGCATTGAGCAGGCCTCTCACATCTAGTCTGGCAAGTCGAACAAGGCTTAGGCGGTGGCGGTGGCTTTACAGTTTGCTTCACCCACACAGTTCTATCAATATGCCTAGCCTCACTTATTTCCTTGCCCATATACATTATTTTCTTAATATTTCCATTAACAATCATAAGCAACCCCTACATTAAGAAATACAAAGTATCAGCCCTATTCTTTTCAGCGTCCGATAAAGCAGCATAATTTCTCTCACTAATCACTATACATCTTTTAAAGTCAGCTATATCAGTCGTCTTAACGTATCCCGATAAGTCCACATTCCCAGCTTCTATAGTGTCAATCTTATTTTTATACTCATTAGTAAAATCATTAGTAGATAAGCCTTTGCCTTCTACTTTGTCGACTTTTAACTTTATTTCTTTCTCATATTCTTCATAAAAACGATCAAGCGCTTCTTCGATTACGTCTTGATTATGCGCCATAGCGTTTTCTAAATCAACAATGCCACCATTAAAGCCTTTCAGCTCTTCATCAAAAACAGACTTATCAAGCTTAGCCTCAAGCTTCTTTAAAATAGTACTCACACCCGATTGATTCTTTTCCAACTCCGTCGCTATCTCTTTCAGCGTATCAAGCTCCTCAGGCGCTCCGTCTATCACCTCGCCTATCCTATCATCAATCATCTTTTTAACGCCGCTACGTAAGTCTCCATCGTCCATCGTGATGCAGTCCGCGTCAGTTATTACGTCCACGTCAGTTTTAATCTCAACGCCTTTTGCGTCTCTGTCCACGTGCTGCACCCTAATCTTTTTTAAATCACTCAATCATTTCACCCCTTATATATCCTATATCACTAGCCAAGTAGCCGTCCTCGCCCTTGGATACTAAATTACCATGTGCTTGTATTGGCCACGATTCTATCACAGTATTTATCAAGTAGCCCGCAACATATGCGTCCAGCTTGCTATTTATTTCCGTTGGCTCATATGGCTTGTACGTCATGTGCATATGCCTACGCCTTAATCCGCCTACGTATAAATCGCTATCGTAATATTTTAAAACTTCAGTTAATACTCTAACCCCCGCCGATTTTATTCTTTCAATCAGCTCAATAGGGTAGTTTTCGATAGAACGGCTTAAGTTCACTACGATCTTCGCAGGCTCATTTTGATACTCCGTCTTATCCCACGCTTCACGTAGTCCTAGATATACGTCTTTAGTTAAAACGCTTAACACCTTATTAATCGTTGGTATATTTCCAAGCGATAAATTCGCTATAATCCTAACCTTGATAAGCTGTCTGTACAAGTCGTCGTCTTCGTCCAGCCTAAACTGCCCGACGTTCGCACCTATCTTGTCCAGCGTTTCGCCATACGCCTTGTCTAAATCTCTTGACATTCTAATTTCATCAAGCGCCGCGAAGACTTCGTCAACGCCACCATATAATACATAGTATAGCTTTAAATTATTTTCTTTTCTAAAGCGTTCAGGAAGTCGCTCCCACGCTTCTCTATACTTCATTCTATACATAGCTTATCCTTATCTTATCCATCGCAGTTCGTGCAATTGTATTACGCTCAATCTCTACATTACTTGCTACATATATTTTGCCGTCATAGCTAATAGTGACCGCTGCATCTTTTACAGTACCGCCGCACATTATAGCCCCGACAAGCTTCGCATAGCTTACAGCCTCGCCCAGCTTAAGCCCCTTATATGTGATATTATCATTATCAACGCCGCCGATATAGTTAATAACCGCTCTTTTTATAGCCTCATCGCCCTTATAGTTTTCTTCTCTCTTAAGCTTAATATCAACATATATAGTTTTACTTTCTGCTTCAGTATAGCCTATCTTATGCACGCGGCCTTTCTCGTCTGTTACTTCCTTGACAATCTTGCCATGTGCCTCAATACCTGCCGACTTATTTCTATATATCGCATCGATAATATCGCCCTCTTTACCGCCAAATACAAAGCACTCAAAGCTCTTAGGCGGTATGCCATTAACGATTTCCATAGTTGTATTTTCAACCACTTCAGCATCGATAACGCTATCAATGTCAAGTAGTGCCGATGTTAGTGCAGGTACAGTAGAGCCGCCTGCACGTGAGTATGATTTTTTATATCTATCTCTAAATTCTCTATCAGTTTCAGTATCAAGTCCGCCCGTAGTTTCTTTGATATTAGTAACGCTTGTAATGCCCGCGATTGGATTTAAAACCCTTGTTAATGTTTGTGACGCAACGTTGCTGTCCTTGCCATGCTCTATTGATACAACCTTTACATCGATTTTCTTATCAATAATCGTTACTTCTTCAACTGTTTCAAATATCTTGCCTGTCTCTGTTGCAACTCTAAAGCCCTTTGGTATCACAGTCCCAGCAAAGCCCTCAATAGTTAGTATGCCAACCGACCTTTGAGCAGGTCTTCTTGATATTGTTAGATATTGACCGACATTATCAAGATCTTGTCCATCCGCTGCATTTACGAAAGCGCTGTTATAAACGTCTTCCGCAAGCTCCCATAGTGTAGCCTCGTCCCAGCTGTAATTTCTAACCAGCTTGCCTAAAAAGCTCGTCTCTGATGTATCAATATTCACTCCAAATACACGCCTAGCGCGGCTTATACGCTCCTCTACCGCTTCGCTGTATAGCTTACGCCTAAAGCCTTTAGCAGTAACGCCGTAAACGCCCTTTTCTGTGTTATAAAAATTATCCAATTGCTACCACCTCCTGCATATACATAGGCTTGTCTTCACCATCAATTATAGTAAAATCAATGTCTGCATGCCTATATTTATTATCTCTATTTATCTTAAAATCTCTTACCGACTTAACCCTATTATCTTCCAAGCAGCACTCACGGATAGCAAACTCAATCTCATTATCCGTTACGCCCTTACCCTCGATGTCCGCATATTTAAGTCCCAGCTCAAGATTTAAAAACCATTCGCCCTCATTTACCGAAAGCCTATTTTCTATATTCTGTCGCAGCTCTTCCTGTCCGCCGATGAGAATTAGATCCTTATCAACGACCACATCGCCATTATTCATCAGAAAAGTGTCCTTATACACTATTTAATCACCGCCCCATCGCTCGTATTATCGCCTTTAACCGCTATTTCGCTGCCCTTATATGTAGCATACGTGTTAAGGCTAATATTGCCCTCTATAGCAATATTAGAGCCCTTTATCTTAATATCCTTAGCATTTATTTCAACGCCGCTATCTTTGACTACTACCGAAGACTTACCGTCTATTGACTGCACGCATAAGCTTTCTGCATCTTTAATTTTAAGCTGCTCATTAAAAAGCGTTAATCCGCCTATACATACACAGTCCGATACATCATGCGCCCTTTCAGTCGCTAAATCGTCTACATCGAAAAGTATTGAATCAGTGTCATAATCAGCAAAGAGTAAAACGACCTTATCATCAGTCTTTAAAGGCGTGTAAATAAAAAAGCCTTGGCTTCTCACATGAGCCACAGGCACATTCAAAATCATAGGATTATCCTTAGATGGCAAAATCACCACATCAGCCTTATTAGTCTCAGGATAAAATTTTACAACCTTTGCGATTTTACAAATATTCATCCTAGCGACATCGTCCATCATGCTATTAAAAAAACTATTTATATTCTTCATGCTTCCACCACCTCTAGCTCAGTATTAAAATTCTTTGTATGCTTGCCGCTTACTACCCTATAAGTGCCGTTTAGTGTTTTTGACTCCACTTTGATTATAGAGTCCGTCTCAATTCTTGGATTTAATAAGCTTACAACGTGCCACGACTTTTTCGCTTCTTTATTCTGCTTCTTGTCTTTCGTATATTGTTTTGCATCCGTCTTATCGCCGCTGTCGTTTTTGTTTAGTGTTGGCGACCCTATAAGTCCGCTATCTGCATTTAAGACAAAACCAGTATTATACGCCTTAGCCTCATCTCTTATTACAAGTCTATTTTTATTGATAAACATCTTTGACTTTGTATCTCTAGCTAAGCTTTCTAAGCTCTTGCTTGCAAAGCCTTTTATCGTCTTGCCTAATCTATATACTACATCATCCTTTGGCGTTATCTCAACTATCTCATAGCCTAGAACTATAGCTAAATCACGCATAATCTGACTTGCCTTAGTGTTTTCAGCGTATGTCTTATTAAGCTCTCTAATTCTCCAAGGCTTGCCGCCGTCCGTGAATTTAATCTCGCACGCCTTATCCAGCCCCGAGAATTTTACTTCGATATCCTCAATCGTACCCTCAGCTATCGTCGCCTTATTGCCTAGCTCTTTATATCCAGCCGCAACAATAATATACGCTTGATCCCTAATCATATTTATCGAACTGTCCGATAAGTTATATATAGTAACAGTATTTACATCAGGCTCTTTGCTATTGCTAAAGTTTATCTCAAAATCAATATCAAGTGCATTATCGCCGATTGATGAGAACTTCTTACCGCCTGCAAGCACGTCTATATCTTGAATCCAATAACCTTTAGATAACATATAAGAACACGTCCTCACTCATGGCATCATATCCAACACGCTCAGCCTTTCCCGTTGTATCGTACGGTATTATAAATAGCCTTGGCGCTCCTATATACATGTGATTTATAAATAACGGCTGTCCATAGACCACCTTTTCGCCAAAGCGTAACGGCACGCTGTTTTTGTACACATCGACAGTAAAGAAATCTCCATAGCTGTTATAGTTGACAGTAAATTGAAAAGTCTCATTATCTAATACGGTTTCAAAAGTATATGGTATTGCTTCTTTTTCAATATCTAAATAAAACATCTATCTGCCACCCCCGTAGCTTGTATTCTTTCTTTTCTTACCTGCCCAGCCTCTCGATTCTCTATCATAAGCTTTAAGTATATTGTCTAGATCTGTAGTGTCCCAAGAGGCAGTAACGCCAAACGATGGATTTATGTCAGGCGCTAAGCCGCCGTGCGTGCAAATACGCTCGTACGAATTTATATTAGGTGCTAAGCCTCCATGTGTACATATACTTTCGTACGGCGCACTACTGCGCCCAGCTGTTTTAAGCGTTGATTTCAATTGCTTTCTACCTTTATTGCTGTGCGCTTTAACCTTTGATGCCGTCTTTCTATCCTGCTTCTTAGTGACTGGATTTTTGACCTTTACCTCAAATGTTTCAGGCACGGCAATTCTAACCTCTTTTAATGCTAAATCGTAGTAATAGCCGTCCTTAACTTCAGATGATGATTTACGCGTAACATTTACAATCACCATATTCTTAACGCTTGTAAGTCCTATATATTTAAGCAGCTTCGCGTCTTTCATATAGCCCTTTAGCGTTTCGTATTTCTCTTCGCTGTCATTAACTATCATACCTGATAAATCAACGCGTATAGGCTTTATCTTGTAATGATCTGATATATCTTGACCCTTTTCAACTGGCTTATCCGTAGTTTCAGCCGTATGCTCGTAGTCTTCCTTGACTACCGCGTCCATATATATATCTTCTAATTTTATTCTAGTAGTATTTACTTTCATCGCTTACACCCTTTGCAATTGCAATTCTCTAAAGACTTCATCTATCTCTTCACGAACCTTTGTCGCTATATTGTCAGCAGTATTTCTATCTGCATTACCCTTTACATCGACGTTAATATTGACTACGGGCGCATTATCATATGTTCTACGGCTGTTATTGTTGTTATAGGTATTGTATATAGGTACTCTATCTTTATTGCCGCCTAGCGCTCTATATAAGCTTGCAGCCTTTTTAGTTAATATCATCTCGCCTGCATGTAAATTCGCCGTATAATCGTTATATGGTACGCTGTCCAAGCCTTTAGCGTGACTAGGTACAGTCTGCTTATTGCCGCCGCCTATTCCGAGCTTCTGTCCTATAAAACTAATAGCGCCCTTAATTGGATTCTTTACAGCATTCTTCACGCTTTCCCATGCCGATTTTATACCATTTAAAGCCTTTACGCCAACGTCCCACAATCCTTTAAAGTAATTATGAGCACTTTCTAATGCAGCCAACAGATGACCTTTTATTCCGCCGCCTAGCTCTTTCGCACGTTTTTGAATATTGCCCCAATCTTGACATAAGTGCATAGATAATCCGCTTAGTAGTGATATAGCGCCTAATATCAATCCCATAGGTGAGAATAAAAAGCTTAATGCAGCGCCCAACGCAGGTATTGCTGATCCAGCTAAGAATCCAATACCTTGCAATAGCAAGCCTCCGCCTACCATCAAGCCGCCTACGCCCATTGTTATGTTACCCAGCATCATTAATACAGGCCCCGCAGCCACCGCTATCAAGCCTAAGTGAACTATAAAGTCTTTAGTTTCTGGACTTAAGTCACTAAACTTAGCGATTAAGCCCGATACTTCTTGCGCGATAGGTATTATCACGGGTGCAATGGCATTGCCTAAATCAATAAGCGTATTCTTAATCTGCTCCATCGCCTTGCCCCAGTTATATTCGTCTCCATGCATATTTTCAGCATTCGCAGCAGCTGCACCCTGAGCGCCATTCATCGCACCTAGTGCATCCGTATAGCCCTTTACGCCGTCACTCATAAGTGATAACGCCGCACTACCAGCCGTTGATTGACCAAACATATCCTTTAATGTTAATCCAGATTCTTCAGCCGCTTTCTGCACTATGCTTAATACTTCGCCAAGGTTCACGCCCTCATCGCTTAATCGTGCAAAACTCTTACCAGTGCGCATTCTAATTACTTTATCTACTTTAGATCCAGTAGTTGATAATTCACTAAGCATACCCTCTAAGTTAGTTGTCGCAATCCTTGCATTCATACCTTTAGCAGTTAGTATACTATAAGCCGCTCCTAGTTGGTCTACATTGACTCCAGCGGCCGCAGCCGTTGGAATTACACGACCGATTGACTTTGCTAATTCGTCCACCGTGATCTTACCTTTGTCTTGCGTCTTGACTAAGATATCAGATATTTTTCCAACATCAAAAGCCTTATTTCCGTAAGCGTTTAGGATAGTAGTTGTCGCATCTATTGACGTCCCTAAATCAGCAAAGCCTGCCTCACTTAGTGTTATATTTTTCTTAACAAAGCCTACAACCTTGCTTTCATCAACGCCTGATGATAGCGCCTCGTACATAGCATTCGCAACTTCAGTCTGTGCTCTACCCGTTTCATCCGATATAGCCCTAACTTCTTTTTTTATTTTATCTACTGGCAATATGCCGTCAGTAGTCAGTGTCGATACTTGTCTTACCGCCGTATCTAAATCCTTAGCCCAATTAAAAGCTTCACTGCCTATCGTTTTAAGCGGCGCCGTAGCCTTTGTCATGCCTGCACCTAATAGCGTCATAGCGCCACCAGCAACGCCGAGCTTGCCGCCTATGCCTATAAATTTATCGCCAAGATTGCCTAGTCTATCTTCTAGACCGAGCATGCCGCTCTTTGCCTTGTCGACCTTACTATCTAAGCCCTCTACAGCCTTAGCTGCTTCATCAGCACCTTGCACCTTTAATAGCCAAGATAAATTTCTAATATCCGCCATCTACTTCCTCACCCGCCTTTCTCATTTCTTCTTCCATAATCTTTTTTTGTTCCTCATTAAAGAGAGCATTCGCATAGTATATTTCGTATAGCTCATCAGCATCAAGCCTGCACGCTTCATCAAAAGTAAGGACGCCGTCTTTTATCAAAAACAGCGTCGCTTTCCAAAACCCATCATATTCAGCTTTAACCGATGATTCTATACATTCTACTTCCCCAAATACTGAAAATCAATACACTCTTTAATTAGCTCTGCCAAATCTTCAACATTGTCAAAATTTTCTATCTTTACCTTTGGCATGACAACGATATTTTCAAGGCATAAATCCGCTATTTTTTCGTCATCAATACCCGACGCAGTCTCTTTACTGCCCCATCTTTGTCTTAATTTTAATGCTTCTCTAACTGGCATCTTTTGTAGCGTATACTCAACGCCATTCACAGTCACTTTCTTTTGTTTAAATTGTTGTCCTAAATCCGCCATAATTTACCCCCTAATCGAAAAATGGAATGAATATTTCTATTTCTTGTTCTTCAACTTCTTTATCAACTGCAGTTTTTGGTCTTTTTAGAATAACGCAGTTATCGCAAGCTACATTTTGACTAACGTCGTTCATGTCAGCGATTGATAGCGTAAACTCAGTTTGTGTGCGCTCTAATTCGCGCATATAGTTTAGTGACGGCGATGTTGACATTATAGTTAGCTTTGCCTTGCCTGATATATTATTATTGATTGAATAATGCACGCCGCCGTCTACGCCAACCTTAACGCCTCTACTATCTTCGTTTCTTTCAATCTCTATTTTTCCCTTATCTGAAAAGCCTGTAATATATACACCGTTAATAGTGACTACAACCTTTTCAGGATCGTAAGTATGTGTGTTTCTATACATTAATTAGCACCCCCATTTACTGTATCATAAGTTAGTATGCCTGATATTTGTCCTGTATGAATAGCACCTTGCATCATTGCCGTCCATACTACATAATCATACTTTCTTGCTGCTACATCATTTGATGGAACGTCTTCTCTTAGCTTGTAATCGACCTTGTATTGATCTTTCTCAACTATGCCTTGGTCTACTGCTCTACTTAATACAGCTTCGCAAGCTCCTACAATCATGCCTATGCCAACGTTTGTGTATGGTATCTTATCATTGACAAGCGCTAATCTTTGTAACGCTTCTTCCATCTTGAACCTAATCCAGTACTCACCAAGCACTATATCGATATATTCGCCGCTTAATACCTTGCCCTCAGTAGTTTGTAATACTCCAAGCTTTTCAATGTGTGTAAATATATTATTTTTGTGCAGCTCGTCTAACTCAGTCAACGATACCTTAGCAGCTCTGACGCCTTGAATAGTCTTAAACTTAGCAGTTTTACCGCCTACCTTATAGCTCATAATTACAGTCATAGCTTCAGCTGCATAAGCCTTTGGATCATCGTGATACATTACGAACACGTTCTCGTTTGGTTCGCCGTATAGCTTTTTAGCTTCAGCAATAGTATTTACTGTAACGCCAAATATTTTATTATGCACTTGTACTAATTCAGCAAGCTTTTTAATGCTTTCAGTAGTGTTATCTGTTGACACTACGAAGAAAAAGTCATTATTAGCCTCTAACGCTGCATTAAAAGCTGCATCAATGGCTCCAGCCTTTCCAAATACAGCCACCTTTTGCGGTTGCGGCTTTTGCATGAATAATCTTTTAGCTATATCTAGTACAGCTCCATCTAGTCCTTTCAAACTGTCAGCATCAACATATTTAAAATCAATGTCCTTTTTATTATCCAAAATTAAGATAGTTCCGAAGCCCCTCTCCGAGACCGCAACAGTCTTTTTTTGAATATTAACAGGAAAATCTAATCTCATCTATTATCTCCCCTTTCTACCTTGTACTTTTCGATATTAGGTACTTTGTTATATAACCTTTCCACGTATCTTATACGCACATCGAAACCATATCTGAACTCAAAAGCATCGACATTTAAAACCGTTCTGTCCTGAATGTCTGTAATGTCGACTATAACGTAACCTTGCTCTTTGAGCCTATATCTTTTCGTAAATCTGAAAAAGCTATACGCATCATAAGCCGCCGCCATTGCCCCCGTTGGCGTTTTATCGTACGCCATAACAGAGATAATCGCGTTAGGCTGACTTTCTAATATCTCTAAGTAGTCATATTTATAATTCTTATCTTCACTATCTACGAATTCATGTAAATAGTTTCCCTCTTCACCTGCATCTTGCCTTGATGTCAGCATCTTAGCCGAATAAAATGGCATCTTAGGCTTTATTTCGTTATTATCAGTGTCGACGACTACCCTCTTCGTATGCTGGAAGAGTTCGTCCTTAATCACATCAATCAGTTTCACGCTCTCCATCTGCATCCGTCCTTTCTAAGTAGTACATCACTAGACCCTCATCAAAATCTGAGTAGTCGTCAATATTTAGTATTCTATAACGCCTTATATCGCCGTTATTCATCGTGTTTATCACGTAATCACCTTTATTAAAGTGCTTATAACAATATAGCTTACGGCTGTCGTGATTATATGTTCCGCCTGCATCAAAGCGCAGCTCATCACGGCTAAGTGGCACTATCGCAAATAAATCAAGCGGTATCTCTGTCTTAGTTTCTTTGTACCTGCCATCGCCCTCTACATCGTAGTAGCCGTCCTTATGGATGACAAGAACGCGACCAGTCATGTATCTATTTATTAAGCTTTTAAAATTAAATAGGCTCATATCCTTATCACCTCATAATCAATCGCATTTATCAATCTACCTGTATCAATTAACGGCTTAGTCTTTGGCTTTTTACGCTCCAGTGTAAGCGATGAATCAGGCTCAAAATCGCCTCGCCTTATATACTCTTTAATCGTATTTACACAAGCATTGCCGATTATTTGATAAAAGTCCTGCACGCTAATTTTCATATCCAAAACCGCTCCTAGATAATCATCAAACGTTCTAAACTTGCCTTTATTCTCGTCATAGCTCGAACGTATAAAGCTTCTTTCAGGTATTCTAATCTTTGTAGTGTCTCGCTTAATGTTGATGCCGAATACGCCTCTAAAGTAGCCACGCATCTTATCCGTAACATCTATATCGCAGCCGTATTCGTTGACGTTAGCAATCATTAAAATCTCGCCGCCTGCACTCGATAAGATACCAATTCTAACCGCTGTAGATGACAATTCTTCCAGCACTCTTAATATCTTATCAACATCGCTTCTATCTTCTACCGTCATCGTAGTACTTCTTTTTCTTGTCTGACATTAAAAACGGTCTTCTATATGGATTTATCCATGCTAAGATAAAATCAGGCAAGCCCGATGAACCGCCGCTCGTGCTATTTCCGTTAGCGTAAGTAATACTCATATCAGCTATCTTTTCGCTTGCTATATTAAACTTCAATGGATCTAGCTCGACTAAGTTTTCAAGTGCAAGCGCTATTCCGCTAGGATATGGCGGTCTAAATCGTATATTGCAGTAGTCTTCAATCTGTGCAAGATATAATCCCGATAGTCTATCCTTTTCTTCCTGCTCTTTAAGCTTTCTTAGTTCTTCCTCCGTCATTCTTAGCACCTGCTTTCTTTGGCGTAGTCTTAACTTCTTCTAGCCACTCACCACCACGCTTAATAATCTCTTCAAAGCGTTCAGGAGATAGCTCAAACGTATCTCCCACGCTTCTTAGTTCATCAGCTTTTAAATCATAAAACTCAACTAATACCTTTGCTTTCATAGTATCACCTATGCAGCAGGAGTAAGTTTTGCCTTGATTATAGCCTTTTTATTCTTTTCTGGAATGTATTTGCCATACTTAGCCGCAGATTGTATTGCAACGCCATTAAAATCTTCAGAGTCAATAAGTCTATATACTTCTATACCAACACCAACTACGCCAACATTATCAGCTGCGAAATATATTTGTTCTCCCTTTTGGAAGTACTCATCAGCTAATTCAACTACTACAAAGCCTTTAAATTTATCTAATTCTTGATTGTCAATGTTTACGCCAGAGTGTTTACCTACATTTGTTAATTTCGAATCTACTAATATTGTATAGGCATCTGTATTTACATAAGCAGTCCATACTATATCCTTTGATACATGATTGTTTGTGAACTTCTTATGTGCATCGTTGAACGCTTTTATAACATCGTCTTCCTTTAATGCACCTGTTAATGTCTCGCCTGCATTATCAGATATAGTCTTGGATAATAGCGCATTTAGCTCTTCAGTCCATGCTTCAGCGTGTAGTCCAGATCTTTCATCTATAACTTGATCTGCGTTATCGTTCACGGTAAAACCGTCCACGCCCTCATGAATTGCTAGTGGTGCTTCATATTCAACGTCCATATCAATAGATTTAATTTCTTTTCTATTACCAAATCTATTGCTGTTGCCTGTTCCTGTGCCGAACGCTACATTCTCTCCCGTTTCGTACTTTTGAATAACTACATCAGTATCAGATATTTTTAATGTCATAAATTTATCTTTATTAGTTATTCCATCTTTTACTTGTAATTTACCGCCAAAAGTATTTAAAAAATGTTGTTTTTTCTTAAATACATCTTTTAATAATCCTGCATATTGTTTTGTATAAACTTTTGTTGCCATAATTTAAAACCTCTTTTCTATTTATATTTTTCACTTAATTTGCTCCATACGTCCGCCTTTACCTTTTGATTAGCAGCGCTTGGAGTTTTGCCTTTTAGACGTTCTTCAACGCCTTTTTGCACCTCAGCTTCGTAAATCTCTTTAAAAGCCTTGATATTGTCATTAGTAGTTTCAGCATCAACGCCCATTAGGAAGTCTTTAAAAGCTATAGGTACATTCTCTTCGCTTAGCCTATCGATAGTATCTCTTTCTAAGTACACACGATTAAGCTCAGCCTTAGTTTCTTCAAGCTCTTTTAATTGTTTAGCTTGCAGCTCTTTTTCTCTTTCTTCTTGCGATAGTTTTGCAAGTCTAGCCGCTTCTTTCTTTTCTTCAGCCGCTTCCTTGTCCCACTTTTCTCTCGCTGTCTTAATAGCTTCAGTAACCCTTTTATCTGTTTCAGATTGCACCTTTGCTTTTAATTCTTCTTCAGTGTAAGTTTTACTTTTAGCATTTTCTTCTTTAGTCTCAGCCACCTTTTCAGCAGCTGCATTCGTATTTTCTTGACCCTCTAAGTCCTCAGTCCTTATAGTTTCAATATCTGGCATTTTTAGCCCCCCTTTATATTTTTATATTTAAAAAGCAGCCTTTACAGCTGCTTGATAAAACTATTTAATTGCAATAAAAAAGACACGATCTCGTGCCTTAATTAAATCTTAGGTATCATTGCGTTAATCTCTTTTAAAAAGTTCTTAACCTTTTGCACCTTAGACTCGTCTTTTAAAAATTCAATACCTAGTGGTGTAATCATTATTTTGTTCAAATTAGATATATAAACAAAGCCATCAAGACCAGTCTTTATACCTACGCCCTCAATATATCCATCTTTTAATAAATGCTCAATGATATAACACCAATAACTTTCTCCAACATTTATATATGAACTATCGTGCATAATCATCTTTACATCTAATTCTTCACATGCCTTTAAATTCGCATATAAATATGCAAGTATCTTATATGCTATTACAAAATAATCATCTTTTGCCATAATTTACCCCCCTTTTTACAATAAAAAAGACACGATCTCGTGCCTTAGTTTAGTGTATTAACTTTTAATAAAATGTATATCAGTATCTCTTATCTTTAAATTGTCTCTTGATAACACCTTTCTTACACTTTCTTCGAAACGTTCCAAATTATCAGTCTTTTGATTGCCTCTTAAATATTTTTTCTTATTACTTGAAATCGCTATACAAACCACATAATCTTTCCTCTTATTTGCAGCTTGAGTTGGAACTATAGTATATCTTCCATCTTCTAATTGAACTACAACATCGCCTTTGTTGTAGTATCCTAATATATTTTTAAAGTTCAACAATTTTTTCACCACCAAAATCATCAATCATTTCATATACTTTTATATTCATTTCTTTTAACTTATCAACAATTTCAATGTTTACCATTGCACTTAAATCGTCTCCGTACTTGTTAACAAAACAAATTTCTTTAATAGCATCTGTACGTACTTGTCCATGATATTGTAATTCAAAATAATCACTACCTGCATTTGATAAAAAATCATCAAGAGTTATATCTTTATTATTTTTAAACATGCCAACAGTAGATTTTAGCCATGTGGTACGTATCCCATTAGCCCGTGCATTTTCAGCATTACCTGCTATAATTATTTTTCCAGATGCAGGTTCTAAACTATCTTCAATCGTATATGTTACCCTGTTTTTTAACTTATTCTTATCAAAATGTATTATGCAATTTCCGTATTGACTAGTAAACGATGTTCTATCATCTTTAATAAAATCTTTTAAACCAAGATATCCATACTTTTCTCTATCTTTGCCCTCAATATTAAGTCCAAAATTACCAAATAATTGCTCACTTGCTTCTTTTCTAGCTTCCAAATCTAGCAATCCGCCACTTGTATTCGTCTCAAATTGATTTTTAAATCTTCCATCGACTAAGATTTTATCAAGTATATCTGCCCTAACTCTCATTGAATATTCATTTTCATCAATAATTTTTTGTATATTATCGCCTATGCAGTTTATCTCTTCTTTAGTTATTTGTTTCTTGACAACTTCGTCTTCCCACATTTGACTGTATAATTCAAAATTTTTTAGAGTATCAGGTCTTTCTTCTTCATCTTCATTATACCCTATTTTAGCAATTTTTTCAAGGCTTTTGTCATCTTTAACTAATTCAGTAACATATTCAACATAGCATCTACAGTTTATATCTTCAGCAGCTACGCCTGTACCTTTAGGATATTGACATTTTGCACCTGATGGCAGTACAAAGTCCTCATCATAAGCGACCTTAACACCCTCCATCGCATCGTGCGTATCTCTTACCGCCTCATCGCCCATAGTATGCCATATCTTAAACACTTGTACGCTGTCATTATTCGCTAGGTCTTCGAATGCTTGATATTTACTATCTTCTAGTACCCTTGCACTCTCAGTTCTTGCAATTCTCATCGTGTTGCCAATATCTTTACCAAAACGTTCTTTTAGCTTTCTTGCCGTTGTAGTGTAAGTATCGCCATTATCTAGCCCTTGATGAATTATGCCGTGTACGTCATAAACGAAGTCATTTCCGTACTTTTTTATTCTCTCAGTCCAGATGTGACCTGCAACCTGCTTTTTTATGATGTTATTTGCGTCTATTTTACGTTTTACGGCTTCTATATTGTATTTTGATGTAATTGTATTAACTGACTTATAAGATGCGTTTAAAATCGATTCTAGCATGTTCTGCACGGCTGTTTCATTTTCCTTATACATTTCAGCCATTATCTTCGCCGTATCTACGTCAAGCTTACGCAGTTCAGCCCTTGTTAGTTTTATTTCTTCGTCATTTTCATAATCAGCATAGATCTTTTGCAGCTTATTTCTTAGCCGCCTGTACGCAGCTTTATAATCCTCTTTAACACCGCGCTCATGCTTCTTGATAAGCTTTTCAACGTCCTTTATTAAGTCGTCGAATATATTATTCGCCATCTTCTAAATCCTTATCCGCGCCCTGCATAAATTCTTCAGCGTACGCATCTTTTTCTTGTTCCTGTCTTTCTAGCTCTTCTGCTACGTCATCAATATCTCTTAGCTTACCGTAAGCATATGTCTTAGATAATCCAGCATCTAACGCAGCCTTGACTGTCGCTATATTGTCTAGCTCGTTATACGGCTTATTGTCATTAAAGACTATCGATATATCTCTATAATCAAAATCCTTAGCCGTCTTAATCTTTGCTATGCTTAATATTAGCTTGATTCTTTCCTGTAACGCGCTCTTAAATTTACGCTGTTTCTGTGCTATTATTTGATCTGTTGCGAATAACTTGTATTTCATTGCTTCACCACTCACATTGCCTGCAAAGTGTTCATCATTCATATTTGGCACTTTTGCGAACTTATGAATATCAGCATCAAGCCTATTCTTATAGTTTTCAAGTGCTGTATCGTTTATATCTTTAATTAGCCACTCTGCCGATTGACCAGCTCCACCGCTTTTATCAAGTAGTAAAACCTTATCCTCAATCATTCTATTTACGTCATCGCTATCTGCCTGCGGCATTCCTGCTAATACTAATAAAGCATCTGTAAACTCTTCAAAATCGTTAGCTGTGTCCGACTGTGCAAGATTAAGTGCATCAATTAGCGATAATACACGCTCAAAGTCTCCAATAGCTTCGTTATTATTTTTAAATTCAACTACAGGTATAGCTCCGAATAGGTTCGCATTCTCTTCGATAAGCTTTAAATCGTTTCCTTCTAGTCTCATCTCTTTAATACTGTCTTTTGTATATAATGTGACTAGCTTGTTCTTGCTTTCCTTGCCAATACTTTCAGCATCTGCATCTTCTCGAATATAAATACAGAATAATGGCTCAGGCTTAATTTTGTTATCATAAACCATAACAATGTTTTCAGGCTGCACCTCGTTAAATCTAACGCCGCCCTCTTCGTCTAGGTATACAATCTCATAGCCTCTACCCTTTATACCGCATATCTTAGCTATCTCCGCGTTCTCGTCCTGCTCATTGTTTAAATCAAAGACTTCTTGCAAGCCCTCCATCATTTCTTTGTTCTCATCTGCCACAGTGTAGCTTATAGGCTTACCTACGAATAAACCAAGCAATATGTCAACAATGTAACTTGGATAATCAAGTGCTAGTTTGTTATTCGCCTTGTAATCTTCCTTGCTCCTATCGTATATCTTAGCCTTACCCCTGTAGTAGTCTTCAAGCGTGATATATCTTTCGCAGTCCTCTTCGTGTAATTTAATTAGCTTCGTGATTAGCTCGTCCGTGATCTCCGTTTCTGCAGGAAGATAAAACTCTTTTGTTGGCTCAAAATAGCCATTTATATAACTATCCATTTCTAACCCCCTTTATAATCTTAATCTGCTCTTAGGTATTGTTTTTATTCCAATATCTCTTGTAAATCTCTCTACTGCATATCTCATGGCGTCCATCATATGCGAGAAATCATGTGCAGGTACATTAATCGACCTACCAAATTTGTCCTTATCCCATTGATAGTTGTATATTTCCGTTAGAAAATTTACACACCTTGGATGTACAATAATTTTAAAATTCTGTATAAACTGTATTCCGTTATTTACACTATCTTTTCCTTTTTTAGAACCCACAATGCCCCATAATCCCAAGTCTTTTAACTCGTCAATAGACTTAGGCTCTGCACCATCGGCTACAATTCTCTCTTTTCTATATCCTAATTCTGTAATCTTTTCATATATTTTTTTATTCGACATACCTTTTTCATAAAACTCGTCGAATACATAAATAACGCTCTCTTTAAGGTCGATTAAGCCGCAGAAAAAAGCAGATGGGTCGTTAGTGTAGCCGAAGTCTAAGCCGAACGCGCTCTCAATCGCTTTTTTGCCGCGTATCTTATCAATATCAAAAGCTCGCTCCTCTACATTCTCATATATTAATCCGTCTACGCTGCCCCATTCGCCTAGTCCAGCAACGCGATAACGCTTAGGATTGTTTGCTTTCATTTTTTCAAACACTTTTAAATCGCTATCATCTAGCCATTCATTACACATATAATTAGTTGTAATCGCTAATATATCATCATCTTTTACATCAAAAAAACGTCCTTTAATCCAATGGCGGTCATTCCACGGATTGAGCGTTAGTGTAATCTGCTTGAATAATCCATCAGGCACTTCACCTCTTATAGATTCATCTAGCATATCAAAGTTTTCTTCTTTCATTACTTCGTACGCTTCCTCTATCCACAAGAAGCATATAACGCCTTTTTCTACCGATATAGACGTTACTTTCAATGGGTCATCAAGCCCTCTAAACAATATCTTTTGCCCCGTCGGCTTATATGTCAGCTCCAGCGGGCTGTTTGTTGCTTGCCAATAATCATCAACGCCTAATCTATGTATCGCCCATTTTAATTGAGCGAAGCAGCTGTCTTTGATAGTTCTAAATACCTTTCTAACTACTAAGCCGTTACTATCTGGATATTTCATAATTCGCCATATCATATTCATTGCTGTCGTCGTAGACTTTTTGCTTGCACGTGATCCTTTTACTACTCTGTATCTGCCTTTATAGTTCCAGTAAGTGCCGTATGACTTACCAACTACATCAGGCAATCTAACTGTTCTAGTCAATTAAATCGTCCTCGCCCTCGATAATGACCTTGTCAACATTGTAGTTTTCGCTGAATACCTTATCGCGCCATTCAATAGGCTTTCTGTTTTTTAACCAGAATATCTGCGCGGTAGTATTAGGAGCGATATACTTCTTTGTAATTTCTTTTCGCTTAGTAACTACTCCATTGACCTCAGATATATATGTTTTTTCTTCATCCACAAAATATCCTTTTGCTGCTTTTAATAGTGAGTTCTCGACTTCTATGTCTACGACCTCTTTACCTCTTTTTAAGGCCTCCGAAATCTCCTTGTATCTGTTTTTCCAAGCATATAATGTTGATGTAACTATGCCCATATTGCTTGCTATTTGCTCATCAGTAAGTCCATTTCTAGCCCAAGCCTCTAGCTTTATTAAATTGTCTTCTTCAAGCCATTCTTGATACTTACCTTTTGCCATTTAATCACCTTTATTTATTGCTTAACCTCGTATTCTGAAACCTTTAACATAATTCTTTTTGATATAGGTAAAATAATAATCTCGTATGCAACTTTTAAAAATGCTTGAGTAAATACCATTTTAATCATCACTTCAACAGGCATTGCTCCGTAGAAAACAATAGGTATAAAAACAAGGCTGTCTCCTATCTCGCCAACTAAGCTTGATAATATAGCCCTAGCTCCGTACTTATCGTGGCTGTCTGCATATTTCTTTTTCATTATTTTAAATACATTATCATTTAAGAAGTCACCTAGCCATAATCCTAAAGTCGATGCTATCAATATCTTTGGTGTGCTTCCTAATATAGCGCTAAATGCTTCTTGATTTTCATAAAATGGCGACGGCGTAATCTTTATAGCAGCTGTAAATGCTAATACTGCTAGTAAATTAAATGCTATGCCTAAATAGTTTGTAATTCTTGACCATTTATAACCGTACACTTCCGAAAATATATCCGATAATATGTATGTTACTGGAAATAATATAACCGCCGCTGGCATGATTAAATTGAATGGCAATTGTATTTGTTTTGCCGCGATAATGTTGCTGATAATCAAGCAACTAACGAATAATGTTGTTAATAATAATTTTATTGTGCTGTGTTTTTCTCTTTTCATCTTATACTCCTATAAATATTTTTCTGCATACTTACAAAACTTTAACCACTCTATAAAGTTATTCATTGCAGTTTTTTTATTTTTTATTCTTTGTCCTTCTTTTTTGTCAATCTTAATCATTGTGATGCCATTAAACTTATAGACAGAGCCAAATCTATTTCCAGATAGCCAAGCAGTGCTATCTACTGAATCAAACTTATATTTTGTTAATCCTTTTAAGTTTGTAAAGCCTAGACCGTGCACCTTGCAGTTTTGTGCGTGTGCCTCTTTTATAAGCTGTTTAAATATTGGATAATGTTTTGGCTTAATCTCTTTTGTGACTATTCCGCCTATGGCTACGTATTCATATTCTTTAACCATCTTTAACCAATAGTCATGACCTCTTGATACATGCCATACTGGTATAGATTTTTTGCCCGTTAATTTTTCAAGCTTTGCCCTTAATCTTTCAACTTCCTCAATACCGACTATTGAATCTATATCAAGTTCAAAGAATAGTTTTATGTCGTTTTTGTTAATAAATTCTGCATACTCTTCAATATACTCATCCCACTCGACTTTATGGTTTTTTGCTTGACTCATAAATGTAAAAGCTCCAGAGTCCAATAAAAAATTTTTAAACTCTTTAATCAATGGAAACATCCACTCTTGTTTTCTTAAATAAAAATAGCTCTCAAGAATGTTTAAATCTTTTGTACTTATTTTAAATCTATCTTTTCTATATCCATCGTTTCCAGCTAAGTAGATATTCATATCTTTTTTGTCGATAAAGTCTTCATATTCTGCCTCCCCATAATTTAAAAAGTCATTTATTATTTCATCTAGCCGCTTCTTCTCTGTGTTTAAAGAAACTAAATATAAATCCATTATATTTTTCCAATCCCCAATTAGATTACCTGTTATTCCTCCAGCAAGGTAGATAATCATTGTTCAAAGGTTTTTCCGCAGTGTGGACACGTAATTAAATGTTCTTTCTTTTGATGTTCTTCTGTATCTTCAAAGAATTGATCTACATCTATTCCTGATGTAAGACTTTCTATCTCAAAATCGTGAAAACCAGTAAAAAGATCCGTATCTTTAATAGCTTTTAATTCTGCTTCAAGCTTTTCAAAATCCCACTCAGCAAGCTCACTAACCTTATTATCCGCTAATCTAAATGCTTTTAGCTCCTCATCTGATAAGTCGTCCGCAATAATACACGGCACTTCATCTATCGTTAATTGTTTTGCTGCTTTTAATCTTGTATGTCCTGCAACAATAAAACCATCTTTATCAATCACGATAGGCACTTTAAAACCGAACTCTTCAATCGACTTTGCTACTGCATCAACCGCGTTATCATTTAATCTTGGATTATTTTCGTATGGCGTTAAGTCATCAAGTTTTTTGTAAACTATTTTTAATTTATCCATATCTACACCCTTTCTTAATTTTCTTAATACTATGTACCAGCCCCAAGGCACACCCAAAACCTTGAGGCTCAACTCAAAGGAGGATTTTATGCAAAGAAAAAGACGCCCATATCGCGAGCGCCCCTCTTCGTCTAGGAGAAAAAGCAATCTTTAATTACTTTTTCAGAAAAGCTACAGAGAATGATAAAAACTGTAACCTTTCCTAATATCATAATACCACAAAACCAACTGACATTTACTGACATCTTTCAATATTTTCGCAATTATTTACAATTTTCGATAAATTAGCCAGTGCTTTTCCGTGTAATCTATAAACATGACGCTCGTCATATTTTAAATCTTTCGCTACTGTTCTCCAGCTACGGCATTCGAAATATCTTAGATTGATTAATAGCTGCTCGTCTTCTTCTAACATCTCTACGTAGTTAGTCCATATATCTAATAGCTTACATAATTCAGACAAGCTCTTATGCATCTTCTTATTAATCTTATCGATCTGGTCTAGTATCTTATCGATATTTTCGTAT